TTACACTCTCTTAAGATACTTTCCGGCACACATCCAGTTGCCGCTTTCGAGTTGACACCAGTTACCCTGACGAGCAACGACATAGAATATCTCGCCTCTTGAGAACTGCCCGACTCGGCGATACCTTACAGACGGTCCTTTACGGACATATAACATCTTGCACGTCATAGTGTAAGCTGTGCCTCTGTGTGACGGAGCAGGTGAAGCCGCAGACACATTGTTCACATATGTACCCTTGGCGTTCTGCACACCGCAGAACTCGGCAGGATTGATACGGGTAACTGTGCCTTGACCGGTGCGAACCTCGTAATGAGTGTGTGCACCGAAGCTGTTTCCGGTATTTCCCATTATGCCGACTACATCACCGGCAGATACCCTCTGACCCTTATGCATATAGATAGACGCCAGATGCGCGTAGAAATGTCTCTTACCGGTGGCGTCAGTAATAACAACAAGGTTGCCGTAGCTCTGTGTACCTGTTTTGGTCTTGCCGTCCCAGACAGACACCATTGATACGGTGCCGCCCTCTACCGCGTGGACAGTTCTATCATCGTCTCCGACTATGTCTATACCGCCGTGTCCCTTTTTGGTGTTCACGTTATAAGTGTACGGCTGAGTTACACGGTTACGACCGGAAAAGAGCATACCCGCTGCATATCCGCCTGTTTCTTCATTCTGTCTAACATCGTCTTCCGTACCGTATGTGAGAGCCCTTGCGCTATCGTTCAAGCCCTCAGTTGTCGGGTCAACGAGTATTCCGAGTGCAGATAAGAAGTTGACGACAAGCATTAGGATACCCGTCAATGTGTCCTCGCTCACCTTTGGCACGACATCGAACATACCGAGGATTTGATACACGGTTGCTAAGAGAAGTGTTGCCAACGATACAACGAAGGTCTTATTTTTAAATCTCTGTTTCAAATTGATTTTCATAATTTTAATCTCCTTTGTGATATTTTTCTAAATCATCGAGCCGATGATTTATGATTTTTATGTCTCTTTCTATAACGGGTATACGCTGCGCGAAGTCGTTGTGCATCCTTACTTCGCGTGTAAGCTCTTCTAACTTCGTGTCCGTTACAGCCTGATTACGCTCAAGCTGTGCGGTCATTTTGCGAGAGGTGCTTATTGAAGTTATAATCACGCCTAAGAGGGCAAGCCCACCCGATATAAGCGCGACAGCTACCGCGTCACTCATTTGCTCCCTCGCTTTCTTTAACTGCCGTTATCAAGCGATTTGCTTCATCCGGCGTGAGCCATTTCTTAGCACATCGTGCTAAATTATCTACCGATATTTTGCCGAGAATATACCGCTGCCAAAGAAAATCATACATTATTGTTATCCTCCTCAATAATAGTGAGCATTATCTCTTGAATTGCTTGAGAATTAGCTTCTATTCGGTCTTCTATAGTCAACGGGATGTGCTCTTCAACAGAAGTTAATTCCTCATTGGTCTCAACCAGGTCGCCGTCTACGTATTTTTTCATACAATACACCTACCCTCTCTACTTGAAATACACTTGAATTTTGGTGCCTACCGGGAGTAATCTGGACGTGCCCCCCGTGGCACTCAGCGTTAACTTTTTAAAACGGTTTTCTTCTTCTGTTTTGCCGGAGAGCTTTATAACGCCATATCCAACTTTAGGAAATGCCCCGTAAGGAGAGGAGTTCTTGTTTAGCACCCCCCAAGTAGTACAGCACGCGAAGGGGGTGGACAGCTTAAGTCTAAATCCTCCCAAGAAATTAAGACCAGTATCGGGCTTTATAACCGTATTATCGCCGTCACCGCCGCAGGAGATGAAATAATTCTTGCTTCCTCTTGCACTTTCAAACTCTGCCTTAACATATGCCAAGGTCTGCGTGGGAGGGGGCACAACAAGCGTTACAAGAAGCTCGGATGGATAAGCTCCTATCGCGCTTGTCGCGAAATTAAATTCTACGCTCGAGACCTCGGTTTCCAACGTCTGCTCAGACCACAATTTAAATTCTTTGAAATCGCTGGATTCTTCTATAGTAGCAATTCGTAATTCGTGGTCGTATAACGTCTCAGTTACAACTTTGTTTTGCACGGGGTTTTCTGAGGTTTCGGACAGTTCGGTGTCAACGGTCATTTTAATGTCGCTGATTCGGGCTTTTTTCGTAGTACCGGACTGCACAATCGGAAAAGTTTCTTCTCCCGTTAATGGGGTAGCACTATTAGGGAGCTCCGAAATCTTAGCCATTTATATCGTCTCCTTTTAATTTTTCTATTTCTCTCTTTAAATTTGCAACTTCGTCCGACAGTTCCTGTACGGCTTTAGCGCAGAGTGAAATATAAGAGTATAAGTTTATAGACTTCCTGTCAGCACCTAATATCTCGTTCGGTGCTTCGTCAGCCATAATACCCAACGGAATGTGAGTGTCATTATCTTTCATCGAGTAAGAATAGAAGTGTAACTGGTTAATCTTGGCGATAGCACTTATCTCATCAACGGAACGTATATCTCTTTTTTTGTCTCGGTCTGATGTGGTCTGCCACGCCGCAGCCGTGCAAGTTCCGCCTATTATAAGGTTGCCCGAGATATAGCCGCCATCTGCGGTAATCTGCTTAGCGTTAATAATCGGAGCTTCATCTTCCCCGGCGCAGAACTGATGCCATATGCCCCACGTATAAACCCCGCTGTCATAGGAAGCGCTGCGCATAAACACACGCCCCGTGTTCGTAATCTGTGGAAAATACGTTTGCACCAACCATTCTGTGTGCCCTATTTCTTCGACTCGGATAATCCCTGCTGTATTATATTTAGTACCATCATTGAGGCTCGGTAAGTTAGAGATACTGCCTGCAATAACGTTGTTCTCTATATGATAATAACCGGGCACGGTGAGTTCATCAGCGTTCTCTCCGTATGTAAGAATAGTGGGCGCAGTCATTATGGGATTGCCTTTGGTTTTGCCATCTCCAAAAACAAACCCGTTAGGGGCTTCAAACGTGATTGGACGATATTTATCAGCGTCGGGATGAGCGTTGTAGCCCCCAGACGAATTATCCGCCGGGCTGTTAATGCCTATGTACCCAAGGTTTGTTACGCTTCCGTTTTCATCAAAACTCTCGAACGTTGCACCTAATACACTACCTCTTTGTCCGCTATCGCTAAATTGGACTGGGTTAAGAGACATCCTCAACGCTATGTCCTTTTTCCCTGTCTCTTCATCGGGTGTAGGGTTGTACTTTTCGATTGTCACGCCACCATTGTGTTGGAGTATCTGATTACCATCCGTATATAGTACATCTCGCTTACCGCTGTCAGTTAATTTGATTTTACCGTCGGATACGTTAAGACCTTTACTGTCTATCAATACGCCGTTACGCGAGACCTCAGAGGGAGCACACGTCCAATTGTTAAGCGTTAACCCCTCCTCGAAAAGTATGCCGTCCAAATCGAAATAGGCTATACTATCGTCAGTAGAGGTAATACTGTCACAATGCGCGGCTATTAACAGATTACAGTAAGCCGTGTTATTCGGAGGGGTAATTGTGGTGTGTACTCTCTGCCACAAGGTGTTATTGCTATCCGTATAAGTTACGGGGTATAAAGACGTACTCAGCACCTGTTTTTGCTCGTTGAGCCATTGCAGTTTAACGAGAATTTGACCCGTAGCTGTGGCTGAGGACGATATAGTACCCGTTTTATGAGTCTTGATACGATAATAAAATGATAAACAATGTGTAGTAACGTTAATTGGAAAAGGACTACGGGTTGAATATCCGAACGCGCTGTCACTCACAGCACTTAACTCACTCTTTTTGCCTATAAAGGTATCAATGTGGGCTTTGCCGTTGTCAAATCCAGCACCCTCGCGAGGGGCTTCCCCCGAATGTCCGTCTACTCCGGCGAACGGGGCAGGGTCATAATTATCACCTAATCCACACTTAGCAAAGTTCCAATATGCGTTATGCTCATAGTCTACTGCTTCTCCCGACTCGTTAAAAGTAGCATCGTAGTACAACGCGTTAGCCTCAAAAGACGAGTCTAATACAAGGTTAGTTCCGCGTTCCGGCTGACCTATAGACATCTTGTCTGTAGTAATACTCTCCGCTCTAATCCATTCAGCTTGGATACCTATTGTATCTAACAGAGAGAATAGAGCGTTACCGTACTTGTCTGTCCCGGAGTCCCATACGGGCGAACCGTTGTTCCATCCGCTATACGTTGTGAAAGAGCCTGCCGCGTTCCTCATACATATGTACTGTGACTCTTCAAGAGTTTTTGCGTCGTGCCAATAGTACGTTATAGCACCTGTACCGTCTGTCACTTCCGTATGAAACAAACCTAACGACATTGCAGCGGCGTTGTTGAGGTAATCCGTAGCTTTTTCCTGTGCAGATAAGTCATAAACGGTTTTATCTATCTGTTTCTGCTGTTTCTTGATTATTAGTTTCTGCTGAGACGTAAGGCTACCTTGGGCGGCGTAACCACCACGTGCCTGTGTTTCTCCTTTAGCAGATATATCGGTAGCACCGTTCAGCGTATAATTAACATTAGTTAATATAGTAGTTACGCTCTTGCTCTCGCTGTAATCCTCGGTGGTTAGCTTAACTCCGTCCTCGGTCGTCAGAACCGCGTCAGACTCTGTGTCTATGGTGTCTCCGTCCGGCACTTTGGTTTGAAAAGCAACAACGTCCATAGGGTACAGGTATGGAGTGGATTTTATTTTGGCTGAAAAAGGACGATAGGTAAAACCTACTCGCTGTGACAGACCGCTTGCGACCGACTCACCATTCGATATAAGACTGTTATCGGATATAGCGATGGCGTAATCGTCTGTAAAAGGTGAAGTTTTGTATACCTCACTGTCGGTTACGTCAACTTCAATGCCCGACAGAGTTATATCATTCTCTGCTACGTCACTACTGTAACGTATAGAGGGGGTTATAGTTATGTCGGATTGATTGTTGTACCACTCAAGCCGGAGCTTACCGTCCCAGTCCATATAGCCGCAAGTACCTGTAATCTCGCATATCCACTTTAATATCTGTCGATATGTCAAGTTCTCGTCAGTAGGTTTCTCTGTAACTATATAATCGAAGTTCAGCAGAGTGCTCGGAGTAGTAGCTAAAGATACCGCGCATTTGTTGCACAACCTAATGAGAAGCTCCGCTATGGTGGGAGCATTGTAGAACAGCTCCGCTAAATCTGCGTCAGATACGGTTCGGTCAAAGTGCGCCATTCTGTCAAGGCTCGTTATAGATATGGTGTTCAAGGCTCGGGGAGGTGCGTCCACTATGAACACACCTAAAGGCACATAGTGCATATCCGCTGTGCTATCGTCCCAATCCTTAATTCCAATCTTGACAACAAGCTCCGCTCCCTCAAAGACCACATTGTCAAATCGACCGTCTTTGTTTTCGAGCGTAATGTCGCACTCTGCCGAGACTACAGAGCCTATTTCAATCTTATCTCCTGTAACAGAGTACCTATCTACCGAAAAACCACCATTCGTGATGTCAGAGGACGAAAGGGTAAAAGATTCACCGCTGATTGGCTTTACTTGTATATCGACAGTCTGTTTTTTACCGCTGTTGAAAAGTTGAATAACCTCTTGCGAAACCTTATACATCCTCTCATCCCTTCCTCGCAACTAAATTAAAAGATACATTCTGCCACAGACCTAAACGGGTGTTATAGAGTGGCGCGGTACGGTCTCCGACGTAAAACACTTTAGTTATGTAGTCGCCCGCCATTGCGTCCAGATAGCATACGGTAATGTATTCGGGGTTAAACATTTTAAGAATAGCGGAAACTTCTTGTGTCGATATATTATTCCACGACAGCTCTATTCCTACGGTTTGACCTATACGATTCTTGTGCATTACCGTATCTTCTGTTCGCCCTGCGTCGGAAGCTGACACGTCAGCCAGCTTCCATTGATAAGAGGAGGGACAACGACAAGTTTTTCCGTCTACACTTTTAATAGGATTAAATTCCATACATTGTACCTCCTTATCCTACGGGGACGGTAACTTTACCGTCTCGACGGTTCTTACGGTTCAGACCGTCAACAACATCGCCTGCTGTTATAACAGCCCTTACGGTTTGGTCTTTTTCGAGTAAGCGTCTGAGTAAGTTGTTCTGTTCACGAAGAAGCGCGTTCTGCTCGCTGTTAGCGTCAGAAACGCCTTGTGCGATACCGCTGACAATCTGTTCATTGTTTGCGACGGATGTCTTATTGCCTATCGTACCGACCATTTCCGGCCCGGCTTCACGAGCTATGAACATCTGACCGTTATCAACAAAACCACCTTTTGCATACGCCTTAAGGGAAAGACTGACATATCCGCTTGCAGACACATCAACGTTACCGTGGAGTGTTGGGAAAGACGCACCCTTGAAGCCGCTTGATATACCTCTGGCGAACTCTCTGCCGTAATCTTTACCAAGAGACGAAGCGTCACGTGACGAAACATTATCGCTCAAGAGGCGTCTCATCGTATTACTAAGAGAGCTCATTTCACCCTTAATACCGTCCACAAGACCTGTCACAAGCTTTTTACCGACCTCTTTAAGGTTCGCATACACGCCTTGCGCCAACTGTATGTTTGAATTTTGACCCGTTAACGCTTCAAGTCTTGAGAACAAGTTGTTATAAGCAGTAAGAAGAGCTATAGCTGTAGTTAATTCGGGATTAGCAAGCTGAAGCTTTTTGTTCAAATTAGATGCCTGTGCATACTGCTTGTCGGCGTTATCAGCAAACCTCTGTATAGGATCACCCGTGAATAAGTTGACAATGTTACCCACAACATTGCTAAGTCCGGCTATGGCACTATCGGCAGCATAAGATGCAGCCATTGACGCAAACTGACCCATAAAGTCTTTAAAATTGCTCATATCGGCAGTAAGACTCGGCAACACGCTGTTAACTCGCTCAAATGCGGGGTATAGTTCAACACTTATTTGGTCTGCAACAACAACCAAACTGCCGATGAAATCAACAAATGCAGCAGCAAGTAACACCAACATAGCGGTACCGAGACCTACCGCGACGGGGAGCGCGCCGGCTGAGGCTACCGTTATTGCTCCAAGAGCTGCCGTTGCAACACCTACGGCCAACAATAAAAGAGTACCTCTCTCAAGAGCTGCGGTAACCGCTTCGCCGTTGTCAAGAACGGGTTGCCACACTATCCCTATTTGGTTGAGGCCATAACCTACCGCCCAAATAGCGGCGACAAATAACAAAACAGCGGCGTCGAGTTCCAAAAGAGCTAACAGTCCTACGCCTAAAGTAGCCACTCCTCCGAGCCCAGTATTCCCGAGAGCTGCCACCGCAACTCCTACTGCTAACAAAAGAATCGTGCCGAGTCCTAACGCAGTTAAGACCGTAGAACCGTTGTCAAGTACGGGTTGCCACGCCTCACCGACTTGCTGTAACATAAGCCCTAAGCCCCATATAGCACCGACAATTAGCCCTGCTGCTACTGCTACTTCTGCTATCACTACCAAACCCAGGCCGAGGTCCTTAACAAGGGTAGTCAGTTTAGAGGTCAACGCGGACGTTGAAGTGCTAACAGACTCAGTAGCAGATTTAACTTCATCAAGTTTCTCTGTTGTTTTAGTTAAGTCGGTCGCGTCTTTCGCCTTATTGAATGCGCCAAGAGCGGTTGCTAAACCTGCTAACACATACACGGCGTTTGTTGCGAGAGAAACCTTATCTACACCGCTCCAATCGCCGGACTTAATTGCCTCCCAATTCTCACTTAACTCCGAGACAATACCGGTAAGACCTACAAGGGCACCGCTTGCCCCTGCCAAGGTCATATTTTTAGTTGCGGCTCCTATAGCGATACCGACATCACCTAAGCCGCGTATAGCAGTACACGCACTGTCAATGTCGTTTTCGGTATCTTCGTCAGATAATCCTTTTACACCATTAATAATCTCGGTTATACCTTGAACCGCTTTAAGCGGAGCGGCTATCTCAGTTTTACCGAGCACTATAAGCACATCACCTATGGAACCTGCAAACTCGCCGAGCACACCTGACACATTAGACCAGTTAGCCCCGTTATCTTCTATGTCCTTGATGTACTGTCTCAACTTATCCAAGTCCGAAAAGAAAGCGGCTGCTCCGAAGATTGACCAATTCAAGGAAAGACTTTTGACACCACCCAAAGCTTTTTGAAGCCAACTGATACCGTCTATTAGTTTTTTGGATATTGCCATAGCGGCAAAACCGGCACTTATCGCCGTTACATAAGACAATATTTCCTTGAGCTTTTTCTTTTTGTCATCAAGGTCGGTACTGTCAAGACCTGATAAAAAGTCGTAGTCGTATTTCCCTAAATCAAGCCCGAAATCGGAGGCGTAACCGTTACCTGCTCCGGTTGTGCCTGCCGTGGGAGAAGATACCGAATTATCGGTGAGAGCGTTAATCTCATCGATGCCTAATATGGTCTTTTTTAATTCTTTGGCACTTTCGGTTGCTTTTCCCAAACTGTCTGAAACTTTATCAAAAGGTTTGGGGTCTATCGTTGTGTTTGATATGTCCTCTAAATCGGGGGTAGGAGTTTTGTACCCTTTGAAATCGGCGAACGCCTCCGCCACCTCTCTAATAATTTGAACAAGAGCCTGAAACCAAGGAATAACCTCAACGGCAACCAAACTCACAACTTGTCCCATTGCTCGTTTCGCCTGCGTCCACTGAGCGTTTAAAATTCTCAGAGCGTTAGCAGGAGTGGCTATAGTTCTCGCCATATCTCCCTGAGCCTTTGACGTTTGCTCCATAATCGTTACATATCTTAACGTTGCTTTTTGAGCTTCAGTCATCTTTGACGTAGCGAGGTCTATGCCGTGAGCAAGAGCCGTTTCTTTTAACTGAGCGACAGATACGTTAATACCCCATACTTTAAGCCCCTTAATCTGTCCTGACATACCACTCTGGAGTTTCTGAAAGGCGGTCTCCGCGTCGACATTCCAAAGAGACGATAAGTCGAACGCTAACTGCGTTAGATTTTTGCTCATTCTTTCAGAAGCATCGGAAGCAAGACCGTACCCGTCGGCTAATTGATAAAACGCGCCTTGATATGTCATCCATTCCTTCATATCAATGCCCGCGATAGCCGATACACTCTCAGCGTACTCTTTTGCCGCCCCGGCACAATCACCCAACGCTACATTAAACAAGTTAAGTGCTTCAACATAATCGTTAGTCTCATTAAACCAGCCGCCAAACACTTTTACTATTTTGCGAAAAGACGCTGTTGTACTATGCAACTTACCTTTAAGGTTTGAGAAACTCGAACTTATCGTGTTGGTAGAGGTTGAGCAAGTCTTAGACACGCCTTGAAATTTTGAAAGAGTCTTCTGTAAATCGGTTAAACCGTTGGTGGCTGTTTTTGTGTCAGCCTCCACTTTAATAGTTAGAGTATCAATAACATTATCATTCACCGTTTTCAACCTCCCTTCTTTGAGCGTCTAAAGAAGCATTAAACATACTCGCAAAAGCGGCTGTTTTTGCTTTCATCTTTTCGTACTCTGCTTTTTCCTTTTCTACACGTCTACGCTCGGCTTCCTCTTTGGTTATTGCATACGGTTGTGTAGGGTAGGGGAGAGGCTTTGTACCTTTTTTTGCAAAAGCATTAAGTATGGGCGATACGTCACAAAAAGCTTCGTATATGTACATACCTTGTAGCCACAACTGCTCGTTGTTCCTATCTCTCTGTAGTTTAAAGGCTTCACGATAATATTTAACTAAGCAGCAATCTTCATTCCAATATTGGTCATAGGTCATCCCTATTGACAGATAGAACGGTAAGTAAAGATAAAACTGCTCCGTATATGAAACAAGGGGAGCAGAGTCGTTTTCAGACTCGCCCCCCTTATTGGGAGACGAGCTACTTACCAGCTCGGCTCCCAATTCAAGTTTCCCTCTGAGTCTTCCGTATCGCCTAACATAGCAATGATAGGCTCGTTGTACATTTCAGCGAGTTTATTGATAAGCTCGTCCTTGTTTGTCAACTTCGTGAATATCTCATTGATGACTTCGGGTTTTACAAATTTATGGTGTGCGAGAAACGCTCCCGCGAACAATGCCGGAAGAGTGGTTACGGGTTTATCCTGAATATCAGATATTTTGAAACCTCTCCTCTCCATCAGCTCAATGGATTTGCGAGTATATTCTAACGTATACTCCTTGTCGTTGTATTTAATACTTAACTGTTTTGCCATTATGTCTCCTCCTCACATCAACCCGCTGCGTTAGGACTTATTACGGTTGACGGAGCTATAGAAACCGTCATACTTACGACTTCGTTAGTACCGCCACCGGTGATATATACAGACAAATCACCTTTGAAATCGTACTTACCGTCAGAGCCGGTGGGGGTGGCTTTACCTGCCGTTTCTGTTCCACCAAACCACACGGAGTAGTCAGTCTCAATACCGCTTAACTTAGAGAGTTTGTCGTAATCCTCTTTAGTGTAATTAGCGGTAAATTCAAGCGCATCCTGCGACTGAATACCTTTAATGTATGTCTGTGCGGGGTCGGAGCAGGTCGTTGTTTCGAGCATTTCCGGAGCACCGCCGAGGTCGGGGAACTCTTTAATATTAATAAGTTTTTCGTATGTATCTCCGGTAGTTCCTTTCTTCATAAGGAAGACCTTATACGTTGAGATAGCCATTTATTTTACCTCCTATAAATTGTATCGGCTTTTGACACCACCGCTGTATATCGTGCAAAAATACGGTATTTAGTGGCATCGTCTAAATTGATTGGGGTTTTCGTATTACGAGTGAATCCTAATCCGAGCATTACTTTATCTACAGCTGCTATGATAGCTTTGCACTCGCTTTTTCTTCTCGTCGCTTTATTTGAATAAGCGTTAACTTCAAACACTACAACAGCGTGGTTCTCATTACTGCCCGTATCTCTTGTAGAAACATACGAATAGTTGTCTGTCTCTTCAATACACACAAACGGAAATTTGGAGGGGCTGTAGTTTGTAACACTTTCCACAGAGATGTTCGAAAACTGTTCTGTCAACGCGGTTTTAACACGTGTGAAAACTTCATTCTCGATGTCTATCACTTTCCAAATACCTCCCGTGCCTTATCTACAATTCGATTACGCATTTCTTTAGCTGAGTCGTACATCGCACGAGCAGGGGGATTGCCGTGAGTAAGAACTAACGTCCCTTTGTCTGTGTCTTTCCTCTCACGCCCGTTTGTGCCGGGGGAGCCATAATATCCCCACGTATCACTGGAGCCTTTACCTTGCCCGTATTCTCCTCTGACAGCGCCGAGTTCGGCAGCCTTTGGGTGCTGCTCTGCGTAATGTACGCCCGTACCGAACTCTATAAAAGTAATGGTTTTGCCGGTCGCCGTCAGAAACAGCTTGTTATCTCCGACCCACTCAGGCTGGCGATTAACAACCACATCGTTATCACCGTCGTACTGTGCTGTTTGGAATTTGACGCTCGCAACGTCAATGCCTATCTTGAAAAGCTCGTTTAAAAGACGATGTTGCTTTTCTTCGAGAGATTTTTGATAGGCTTTTAACTTGTTTATTAAACTGTCAGCCCCTATTACCTTAATAACCATTACGACACGTCCACCTTGCTAATAGCTATAGACATACTGTTTAAAGAAGTGGCTACTTTTTTAACGATGTAATCGTAATTTCCGGGAATTTTTGCACCTTCTGTTAACAGCACTTCACCGTTCTCGCTGTCTATTAGCTTGCCTCTTTCGGTTTTGAGTGCTCTATTCTCAAAATCGGGTAAAACATCTACCCATAAGATGGAATTTTCATCGATAGGTAATCGCTCTGTTGTAACAATGACACGGTCATACGTTATAGATGTGCCAAATTGTTCAATCTGTGTTTCACCCTGCGCGGCGGAAATGTTTGCTTTGGCGCGCAGCGGAGGGGTATATATGATTTCATATTCTCCCGTCTCATATCCGCTGTCGTCCACCACCGGCTTTTTACCTGCGTAATTGGAATAGTAAAATGTCTGTTTGTTTCTTTGGAGTGATTTCATACGTCATCACCGCCGAAACTAAAAGGCTTCGCGACAGGAATAACACCGTCTAACATACTGTTCGGTACGCTCGCACTTTCATATGATCGGGAAATACCGTTTTCGCTATGAGTTGTCTCGCCCTCTGCACCGCGTTTGTTAATGAGATAACACGCTATTTCCACTTGTAATGCCTGATATTTCTCGGGCACTTCTGTTTTATCGGTGTGAAACGGATAGCGTTTCTCCATAATTTTGCGCCCGGCTAAATACAGATAGGCAGACAAAGTCTCGTCAGACACATCCTCTTCGTCTGTATCTATCATTGCTTTTAACAGCGAGAGTTTCTGTTCTTCGGTCATTTGTCTGCCTCCTTTGGTTATTAACTGCCAACAGCGGCAGTAGTGGTGTTAATAGAACCACCTGCAACATAAACGCTACGGCTGTATTTCGGTGCCTCAAACGTGGTAGAAATACCCGTAAATTTACCGTGATACCACTCCGGACCGTGGTCAAGACCCATCTGACCGAATATCTGATATTTATCACCTGCACCACCCTTTGCGAGAGGTTCAAGGAAGAAATTGCCCTTATTCGGAACGGGCTGTCCGACAGGTGCTATTACATCAAGGTCAAGAAGAAGAGCAGTACCTGCCGGTAAACACTCACCGAGGTAGAGATACACAACGCCGATGGGTGTTACAACGCTTGAAAGAGATATACCGTTAACTTCACGCGCCGCAGGAACGACAGTAAGTCCGTTCTGTACCGCGTCAGCGTTAATCTGGAACATCGTTACAGCGTCACACCAGAGACAAAGTCCTGTAGTAGGAGCATTGCTCTCGTATACTTTCTTAACCATATCGGCAACATCCCACAGACCGAGTGGCTTTTTGGCCATTGCCTTAACGTTAGTGGTTATAGCGGTAACGAGACCTCTTGTCTTATTAAACGTCGCGTCGGATGTGGCCTTGCTGTATTCACCGTTGACGAATGTATACTCAAGGTCACGCGCTATTTTCTGCATCTTTGCAGCCACCTGAAAGTCAAGCTCGTTAATGGGGTTTGCAACCTGATTAGCGATATTAGCACCTGCAAGGGTTCCCATATTGGACTGCTTAGCGTAAGATATGCCTACCGTCTCCTGAAAAATCTGTGTGACGTTAGTCATCTGTGTACGTGTTACGACGCTTGCATCGGGAGCAGTAAGCGACGCAGTTTCGCTTATTTCCGGCTGTGTGCCGCCCGCAGTTTCGTAGTTCTGACCTACAACAAACTCGGTGCTGTTGGTAGTTTTCATCTTTCCGCCGATAAGCGATGACAAAGGTGTTCTTGTATTACCTTTGTTGAATAACATTCCGGAGTAATTCAACACCCCGAAACTTGTAGCAATAGTGTCTGCCATTTTTAACGTTCTCCTTTAATTAGTTTTTTCTTGTTCCCGGAGACGCATATAATAAGCAGCCGCACCGAAATCCCCACGAGACTGAGCATCTTCAATCATCGCGGTGTAATCCTTTTTCTGTTCTCCGCTCTGTCCGGGAGGGGGTGTAGGGGTTTCTTTCATTAGCGAAGCTTTGTATGCTTTATCGTGCGTTTCAAGGAACTTTTTTTGATTTGCAAAAACCTTATCAGTCTCACCGTTGGCGAGAGCTTGAGCGGTCTCCTTAGCTAACGCTTCTTCATACCCTAAAGCGAGGAAGCGGGCGGTATGCCCTGTCACAAGCTTTTCTTTCTCCATTTTCTCCACTTTCGAGCGCAACGTTGTTAATTCGTCCTCTCGTTCCTGTTTGCTTCTTTCGTCGTCTGAGAGCTGGGTCTGATACTTTTTCTTCCAGCTTGCAGCTTCTGAATTGGCTTTGCTGACAGCATTCTTGTACCTCTCAAGCTCTGAATTGTTATCAGGGAGCTCATAGTTTTCCAAGGCTGACAACTTTTGTTCCACGGTCATACTCTCGTAGCCTTCAATGTTTCCTGTTTCGATTTTTGGCATTTTAATCCTCCTGCGTTTTTGTAATGCTTCACTGCATTTCTAAATTCCGTTTTTGAGTTGGGTTTTCTCCCAATTGCGTTTTTACAAGTTCCCTCTTGTGAAATAAAAAAAAGGACTATGAGAATATCTCATAGTCCCTGTTGACTGTTCCTACGCAACCGTTTATGCGTATCTACAATATTGACTTGTGTTTGGCTTTACGTTGTATCTCCACGATGACAATGTAACCTTTTTCTTTTTTTAGCTCTACAGTATTACCTTTTTTTAATATTTTTTCGATTTCTTCAGTAGCTTCCGGGGGTAACTTCATATCAAACCTCCTCGTACTCACAACGACAATTTAAATGCGGTTTAGGGGGTACTTGTTCAATATCATAAATATGTCCATTGCGATGTTTACAAATGGTACAAGTCTTATTGTCCTTTTCGGCTTTCCATCTGACTGCGCATATACCTATGTCTCGATAAGCCATCAAAACTACCTGATCCGTAACTCTAACAGCATACGCCGTCAGCATAAAAGACAAATAACGTAAAGCAGCGTCTATTTCCTCATTCTTTTTAGGGCTGGCTATCAGAGCCTCAGCTAATCGGTCTCTTTTTCTCTCAAATTCATTAGCATAAACATATTTACTTACTTCGTCATATTCAAGAAGAAAGCTCTCAAGCCACGCGTAGTTATACGGACAGGTTCTTTTGGTTACCTTTTTGTACACCGCTTGCATTAGTTGTAAAAACATCTGTCTTACATAAAGATCTATCTTAGAATAAACGTCTTTAGTAGCAGACATCACATTTAACTCGTCATAAGAGAGCAAGCTTTTAAGCTTTGAAAAGTTGCGTATCAACTCTTTCCGAATGTTTTCAATAGCTATATCGGTCAGTTCGTACATACTTCATACCTCGTGTTAAGTGGCTGATGTATCATCGGGCGATTGATTGCTCTGCTCAGTAACGGCAGCAGACTTAGCCTTTGCCGTTTCATACTCCGCGGCTTTTTCAAGTTCTTGTAATTGTTTGGCTTTGTTTGCCTCGGCATACTCAGCACTTATCGTGTATGCAAGGTCGGGGTCGATAAACATACCGCTATGCTCAAAAGCCAATTTCGGATGAATCTTATCATTGGCAAGCATAGTAGTTAATACCTGAGACTTCTCCTGTATGTTCTCATAATTACGCCTTGTAAATCGTATTTGAATAGAATACAATTTCAAATTCATATCACGAGTGGTGTTTGATATGCGAATAGCGAGGCGCAAGAACCGCTTTTCAGACATCGTGAACATCAGCTCTGTATCTTTAGCTCTTGCTTCGGCGGCCTGCCAACCGTCGCGCATTATAACCGCTGAGCCGGTATCGCTTGTTGAGCTGCCACCGTTGCGGTTAGGCATACCGCATATTGTAAGTACGGTTTGGTACATATAATCTACAAGAGTTTGTGTCTGCGTTTGGTTAAGCTCTTGTGTAAGATAATAAGCGTCACCATCAGGAGGGCAGGCGAGCCCGCCGTTCTCGCGCAAATCTTTAACCTCAACATCCTCGGGGTCAATACCTTTTAACACCAGTAACGCCTGTATAAACTGTTCAACACCGTCGATACGATTTGAAGCTATAACATTCATTGCGTCCAGTAGGGGAAGTACAATTTCAAAAGCGCCGAGTCTAAAAGAATTAGCGGGGTATTCTATAATCGGAATATCACCGAGAGTGTGATTCTCCGCCCTCGTTATCGTTTTATAATTATTACTGCTGTTCTGACTGAATACTCCGGGCTGTGATACCTCGAAATACTGATTTTTGGTATAAATCGAAAATACAATGCTTCCGTTTTTCTTGATAACATACTTAACACCCATCATTGGCTTGTTACCTAAACCGCTGTGATATACAACAAAAGCATTGCGTGGGTCAAGTGTATAAATTTCAAAGGGTGATTCGTCCGCTTCGTCTTTGGGGTCAGGCAAAACCATACGGTAAGATGTCCCGCATATTGTAAACCAGTCCGCGAGCTCTTTATCTTTAGCTGCCTTGTCTTCTGCAAAAACAAAGTCATTCAGAGTGTTAAGCTCATCGGTGTTTACTCGTCCGCGGCCTACGTACTGAACGGGTTCTCCCATAAGATAACCCACTTTAAAAGACACAATCTCATTTGCTCTGTTTTCTACTATGCGGTTACATATCTCCGGACGAACATCTTTCTGTCTCTTGAGGATAGGCTGGTCGCCACGATAATACTTATACAGATAATCTATTTCGGAGCGGTTTACAGAATGAATGAGCATAGCGTCATTCAGAACCTCCAAAACATTATCTTGCGTTATTTCGTCTTCTTCTGTATATATGACTTTTCGACCAAGTAAAGTATCCGTATCGTGCACCACCTTATACCTCTTTGTGTAAATTATACATTAAATTTTTAAAATTTCAGGAAATATTACAAAATATTACGCCAAGGCTAAAACAGACGCTTAAACACTTGTGTACGCATCGTAGAACCCCGTACCATATCCATAGCCATAGCAAGACTGTCGGGCGCGTCGTCGTTTTTGTTCTTTGCGAACATTTTGTAAGAGAAAACGTTCTGCATAAACAGACTGTACGCCTTACTGCGTTTGCCGGACTCTCTGAAAATCATATTCTCACGTATATCGGGAGCTTTATCAAATATACGTTGATACTTAGCCTTATCAGACGGAGCGGCTTTAGTCGTAAGGTTTATTCTGCGGTTTTGCTTTTTAAGCTCATCTTGCACACCGTCCTTATAGGCCTCAGTGGATTTGTTCGCTTCAATCTGCATCGCCGCTACGTTGTATTTGATAACGGCCTGCGCCAGCAATGGCTGTGTTATCCTCTTATCCCCGCTATCATAGACAACATCGTGTACATAAATGTCGTCCCCATATTGAAAGCACACGGGAGAAGCTACAAAGTCACCGCCACCGAAAGCAGGGTCTACGGCCATAAACACTCTGTCGGGTTCTTCATCAGGTAAAACACCGTTGTAGTAACGAAATTCTCCCGGTGAAAATAACGCACCGTCTCGCTCTATAGGCTCTCCCATATACTGAGCCTGCCACGATGCCATATCGTTATTACGCTCGAATGAAGCGCGACGCATACGATAATACTCAGTAGAGAAACCTACGGAATAATCATAGTCGAACTGACTCTCATCATCGTTATCAAGAGCCGAGAGGTTGATTATCTCATAACGGCGATTCTTAAACCGTTCGTCATTTTCTAAAAGCTCCATTCGCAGACCGGCAGGGTCGACCATAGACCACCGTGTACCGCACCAAAGAATTTTTGCTTTTTCTTTCGCACGGGGCAACAGGTTATTATCCACCTTGCTCCACGCAGAAATAAGGCGGTCTTTATTAAGTGCTTCCTCAATACCACCGATAAGGTCATCGGAAATTTCAAACCCGTTGCAGTCACACGCGCCGTTCAAAGTTCCGTATAGAGAACGGCAAGTCAGCGAGGGGTACCGTTTTCTTCGGTCAATGTTAATTGTCTCGTCCTGCGAATTGGTCTGAACGACCTTAGCATTCGGAAAAACATCGTGCCACAGATAGGTTACAGGGTCATTTATGATTTCCAAAACGCCGTTGTAGAATGCTTTGGTAATGGTATCGGAATACGCCGAATACAGGTTAGATGCTTCGCTATTTCTGCCGATAAGCCAAGTAACGAAGAACATCAAAATGGTTGTCTTGCCGACACGAGGGGGCATAGATATAAATAATTCGTCCAACTCGTCATTGGTAAGTTTTTGTAAAGCATCGACTACCCGTTTGAGAACTCTACGCCGCGGTTGATAGAACCGTTCCTCCGGCTTACGATTTATTTCAAGATAGAGAAGATAAGAGTCAAAAAAGTGTGGCGCATCAAAGAGCAATGTCTTTTTGTACAGTTCAAAGAAACCCTCAACATTTTTTCTGTACTTTATTGCTATCGAGATTTTCTTCCTCAATGCCTCATTGGTTGAATGTGCAAGTGCAAAATCCTCCTGCTCAATGTTTCGGCAAAGTGAGAACAAATCCTCATAAGCGGTGATGTCCGTGGGTGCCTTTTTTATTTTCTGAAAAATTTTTGAAATCAGTAACTTATTCATAATTATTCATCACAACCTAACTGCTGAAATACCTTTTTAATCTTCGGATATTGAATAGCAATCCAGTCAACCATTTCTTCATTTTTTGCCCAGCAGTCAACCCCATTACTGCTTGAAGTTAATCCACTCTCGTTAAGAAAGGCGTGTATAATTTCGTGACGAAGTGTTAGCCGCTCTTGCGCTTTTAGGTCTTCTTCTCGTTCATTTGACCAACCGTCACAAGTAAGCAAATCGCCCACCACGATTTTTCGCTCTATATGAGAACAATATCCGAATAAACCTTTAAGATCGGCATCTTTTTGATACGAGACACCCGTATACACGCTGTACGTTGTTCCTAAAATACTTACTTTTCGCATTATTACCTCCAAAAAAAATAAAGGGACTACCTCAAATGAGATAGTCCCTGTTGACTGTTTACGCACACCCGTTTGTGTACGCCTTATTCAATTAGCTACATTTAATGAACTTACAATTGAACAATTGAAGATTCCCGTACCCACCGCTATCAACTTCGCCAATTACGGTGATTTTGTCGCCCTCGCTAAACAATTTGTCTAATTCAGCGGCCTTTAAATTATCTTTTACATTAGGAGCACTTAACATACATTCCGCCAAATATTTTCCTGTTATCTCACTCTTTACCACTAAACCGGAATAAGGGCCTTCCAAGTCATCGCTACTGTACCCGACAAGGCAAGTAAAGCTAATGATTTTTCCTTTGTACTTCTCGCCTTGAGAATATGAGGTGGAATATGACGTAATCTCCGATATATCACCGAAAGTATAATCTATATCACCCTGCTCGATGCGAGACTCAATCATCTGCCTATGTTCTTTAACCGACTTTTCCTGCGGAATAGTAAGTATCGGTATAACGACGAATACGCCGACAAACGCCAAAATAGTACCTATTATTTTATAATACCAACCATCGAAAATAAAATAAACAGGTCTACTCATTGCTATACCTCCTTTGTGAGAATGGGTTCGTGAACGCCTTTAACCCAATTCATTTCCTTACCGTACTTATACATACCTTCGTACAATGGACGATTATTAACTATACTACGAACACTTGTATCGTGAAACTTTGTCCCTTTACGAGTGCGATAGCCAAGGTCGTTAAGTTCATCGGCAATCGTAAGTCTGGGTGTATGCTCGTCAATTCTCTTGAATACATATTCGACTATAGGTCGCTCTTTGTCATTGATAATCAGTCTACCATTTTCAACCTTATAACCGTAAGGACAACGACCACCCGAATAGCCACCGCACTGTGCTTTGATACTCCTGCCTTTACTCGTTCTGATTGCAATATTCTTCCGCTCCTGCTCTGCAACGAATTGAAGAAGTGCACGATAGATATTCGCAAACTCGCTACCTTCTACAAATTCCTCTTTGGTGCTGAGAAGCCGAATGTTCTTCTTTTCGAGAGTGTATAGGTAGTAAAAGTACAACTTCGTATCACGGGCAAGACGGTCGTTCTTAAAAACAATCACCGCCTCAAACGGGGGGTTGGTAACATTGTCCCCATAGAGAATTTCGTTCAGAGCAGGGCGGTCATCCTTTACGCCGCTGATTTCGTCAATCTTCCAATCGACAATATTATATCCATTGGTATTAGCATAGAGAAGAATTGCTTGTTTCTGAACATCAATACCGAACTTATCATCTTTCGCCTGTTGTTCTGTTGATACACGAACATAGCCAATGGCATTTTTGAATGTCTGCATAGGTGAGACCTCCTTACTTGTTGCATTTAATATAGCACAAGTAAATGAGAATGTCAAGAGGTTTATGCGAAAAAGTCCTTTTTATTTTTCGAGTGTGGTTAAGTCACTCACCCCCACCTACAACGCCCGCCATAATCCCCCGCGGGTATAGACCGCGCCCCACACGATCTGGGCAAGCGAAACGGATAAAATCGCAAAAAATCTTGAAAAAGTTTCGCAAAAACGCTTGACAAGTAAATGTGAATATGCTATTATAATACCGTAATAAGAAAGGGCGCACCGCACAGCCGACCAAAGCAAAAGCGGAACGCCCACACAACACACCCACGCCGGGCGGCTGCTTCTCCATTGTAGCACAACCCCGGCACAATTACAAGGAGGATATAAAACAATGAAAGAAACAATCACAATGGACGAGATCAGAGCCACAAGCACATGGAGTGTAAAAGACGACAGCCCGAGAGGGTGTAAAACCGTAAGCAATAGCGAAGTAAAACCCGGTGACAAAGTCGTATATAATAACCGCTTTGCACTTGTAATTGATGAGCCGGAGACCGAAAAGGAAGAGACCACCAAACGCACCACCGAGGAAGTCATCGCCGATATAATATCATTCTTCAAAGATAATGAAGACATATTCAATGAAGCAATAGAAGAACTTGACGCCTATAATGGGTATTTAGGCGACGACCGTTATTTCACCATGGATGAATTAGACGAGCACTACATCGGAATAGAGCCAAGCGAAATATTACGCCGGGCATATTACGGCTACGATGCCGAAACATACACCACAGATGGAAGCGGTAACAGGGAAAACGGGCAGTTTAACCCCAATCGGGATTTTTTCACATACAACGGTTATGGAAACCTCGTTTCCGCTGATTATAAAGATTATACAGACTATCTTGACAAATACGCGATTGAAGCAATGGGCGAAAATCGACATTACATTGACAGTATAGAGCAGTCTAACGAACTCGCCGCGCTGTTCGATGAGTTAGAAAACGCGGAGAATTAAATAAAGCGGAGGTAATATAATATGAATAACCGAATACCGCGCCATTTTGCACGAATAACGGGCGAAATGCTCATTGAAACATCGGAAACGCGCCCCGGCGATATAATCCGGATATATAAAAACGATATGGGTTATCTTGCATACAATCCGCGGACAAATCGTCATTTTTATATATTTGTTTCTATGCTGCGCGATTCTGAAATGTTCAAAATAAATGAAATTGCACAATAAAAGGAGGCGCGCCAATGATTTTAATATTATTTTTAATTTTACCGTTCGCCATCGTAGCGAGCGCTGCGGGGTTAAAGCTTTAAGGCTTGACCCCGCAAATTCAATATGATATACTCGGCGTACAGAAATACAGAAAAGGAGCGACAAGCAATGAAAAATATAACAGCAACAATTACAACATCTTATGACGTCAAAAACCCTGACCAAGCGCCGCAAATAGAAGAACTCGGGTATAATCCCGAAACGGCTAAAAACTACGCTTTGCAGGCGCTCAAGTATGAATGTTTTTCAGACTTTACAAGCCCGTATGCTTGCGAAGCGGGACACGCTGCGTAGTGTTTCAAAGCCGAGGGCGTAGAGCTGGAAAAAGAGGAAGACGAAAACGACGCAGCGGAAAAGTTGGGCTGGGAATATGCCATAATAATTAAATACAACGGGAAAAAATACGCCTTTGCCCCAGATTTTGACGAATGGCGCGAGGGTGTAAAGATAACATCGGATGAGATCAAAAAAGCCGGAAAATTCCCCGACTAAACAACAAGACATAAAAAAGAACCTCCGGGTCACGTTCTCGGGGTTCTTTTTTTTGCTGCTTTTTTGCTTGGCGTCCTCTGTAACGTTCTACAATCAATTTTTATTTGTCGGCAATGTAGTTTCATTATATAAGGCATAAAAACGTAATAGAGAGCCACAGAGAGAGCGAGAGGACACAACAAACAAAACGTCAACAGCCCATAAATAACAAGAGGGTAGAAGAACGGGCACAAAAAAGGAAAACCGCTACCTAAAAAGGTAGCGGTCAAATTTTTGCTTCGGTCAAATTTTTGTCGCGGTCAAATTTTTCAGTTTTCAACCACACTGTCTATATATTGCTCTTCAAGCTCCTTTGTGTCCTTTGTGTCGCCGAGCGGATTATTGGGAGTGAGTACAACTTCCTGCTTGTCGGCATAGCCGAAATTGTTCTTCATCAGGAAAATGCCGGATACGGGGTTAATCTTGCCGTTCTGCATATAGTCGACCATTTGGAGATCGAGAATTTTCATCGCTTTTTTTAGTGTGTCCGCCACCGCGGGATTTTTACCTTTTCGCCCCTCTCTGATTTCCCACAGATACCGTCTATCAATATCCATAGCAAGAGCCAATCCTGCAACACTTGGTTTCATATCGTCCTCGGCGCATATTGTGAAGTAGTCCTTTATCCTTTGTGTCACTTCTTCAACACTCGTCAAGTTCAGTTTCGGCAACTCAGCCAAGCGAAGCGAATGCAGAATGTATTTCCGATTGTCTCCCGGCTCAGTATGAACGGTCTGCTTTTCTGACAAGTCGGGACGTTTCCGTTTTGTGACCTGTTTGCCCACTTCTGCTAATTCTTTGTTATTCATAAAAATTACTCCTTTATTTTCTTGATACGGGCTTTAAGCACTTGCATCACAGCCTCGTGTGTGCCTGCACGATCCCGTATGGCATCAAGCACATCCTCGTCAACGCACCCCTGTACAATAAGGTAATGCACATAAACCTTATCATACGGGGAGCCCTGCCGCCACAAACGGCACTTGCCTTGATCGTTAAGCTCAAAACTCCAGTTTGGCGTAAACCAGATAATGTGCCGGCCGCCTGCTTGCAGGTTTAACCCATAGGCGCAGCTGCTTGGGTGCACCAACAGCACATCAACCTTGCCACTATTCCATGCATCCTCGTCCTCGGTGCCTTTATAAACGCACACCCGCAGCTTTGTTTTTTCAAGGGCGGCAAGGATTCGATCCTTGTCGTGCTGATAGCCGTAGAATGTGATACAAGGCTCACCGTTTAGGCTTTCCAAAAGCTCCATATAGGCCTCGATTTTGCAATCGTGAATATGTACGGCCTTGCGGTCATTGTCATACATTGCGCCACTGCAAAACTGTAACAGCTTGCCGGTAAGCACCCCGGCAGTGTTGGCGGTTATGGTGTCCTCGTCAATGGTAAGCAGCAGATCACGCTCAAATTGCTTGTACGCTTTCATTGTCTTATCATCAAGCACTACGGGAACATCGTGCTCGATACAAGCAGGCAATTCCAGGTAGTCCTCGGCTTTCATTGATATGCAAATATCACTTATGGCGTTAAGCACCGCCGCCTTGGCGTCCTCTTTTGGTTTGTAATCGGTAAAATGCCCCCCGTGTGTATTGGCGTCAAAGTACCGTGTGCGGAATTGTGTTATATTCTTGCCCAGCCGTGCACCCTCGTCAAGCAAATAAATCTGCGCCCACAGATCCATAAGCCCCTTGGAGGACGGTGTGCCGGTAAGCAGTACAACCTTTTTGCAAAAACGCCTTACAAGTTTCATTGCCTTAAAGCGTTTGCTTTGGCCGTTCTTAAAGCTCGTGCTTTCGTCAAGCACCACCATATCAAACGGCCACGCTTGCCGATAGTATTCAACCAGCCAAGGTATGTTTTCACGGTTTATAACATACACATCCGCAGGGGTGTTAAGCGCCTTTATACGCTTTGCGGATGACCCCAGGACCGTAACCACACGCAGATGCTTTAAGTGGTCCCACTTGTTTGCCTCCTTGCCCCATGTGCCCTCTGCAACCTTTTTGGGTGCTACAACCAAAGCCTTTGCAATGTTCCACTTAAAGTATTTCAAAATGTTTATTGCTGAAAGTGTTATTGAGGTTTTTCCCAAGCCTTCAACCGGGCCGCAAAAACAGTCCGACTGCCGGATCATTTACGATACGGTTTATACAATACGCCTGATAGTTATGCGGCTTATACTCCATTTTGACCACCTCTTTTTGCGTGAAAAGCAGCGTGTTCTTTTTGACTGCTAAACACCATTAAATTATTGGGATTATTATTCCGTCTGTTTCCGTCGATATGGTGAACAACTTCACCTGGTTTTAATGCTCTGCCAAGCATAAGTTCAGCAACAACCCTGTGCTCGTGTCTTGACAGGAACTTTGTGTATGTTTTTCCTGCGCCGGTATTCAAGTGTGCCTTTCGTAATTTCCATCTCACCGTCGGAGTCATACGATGCTTATTAAATTCAGCATTATGCGTGCGTAAAAATTCACTGCTTTTTGAGAAATCTTTATATGCATATCCGTTTGGGTTTAATGCCTTGGTGGAATATTCATCAAAGCATTTTCTACAACAAAAGATTCTTTGCTTTCCGGCAAATTGACTTGGATATCGGGAGATCGTTTTTCCGCACCAATCGCATTGCCGCTGTACCTTACTCATTCCTTTGCACCTCCCTTACGAAAGCCTCCACCTTTTCCTTAGTGTCTATCCGCAGCACCCTAAAACCTAATCGCTTTATCAAACCGCAAACATATTCTTGCAGCTTACGCAGTTTTTTACCAGGTGCCTTTGTTTCCACAAAATATATACGCCCATACGGCACAAGCACAATGCGATCCGGTACGCCATTTTGTCCGGGGCTTACAAACTTTAATGCCCAACCGCCGAGATCATTTTTTACCCTGTCACACAATTCTTTTTCAACAGCTTTTTCAAGCATCGTTTTCCTCCTTTTCTAACATTCTTACGCGCGCACGTGTAATACACGCAAACAGGCGGGTTAGAGCGTAATTTTACTCTCAAACTCTCTAATTTTATACTCTATAAGAAAAAATGTAAGTTTGTAAGGAAATCAATAAAAACCCTTATTTTATGCGGTCTTGCGGCCTTACAAATAACCTTACAACCTTACAAAACCCCGTTTTTGCGTGTATAATTGTAAGGTTTTAATTTCCTTACATTTCTACACGATTTTTTGATTGTAAGAGGTTTTGTAAGGTGTATTTGTAAGGTTTATTTTCGCACAAACCCACGTTGCGTACCATATGGTCCCATCCACTTTGCGTTGCTTGCTTTTTGCCAACCCTGCGTTGTCGCCATTATGGCATTAAGCTCTCTGGCGTCGGTGTTTTTCATTTCTTTAATGCTGCCGCCGAAAGCCTCACACCAAACCTCAAGGGCACAAATACTGTCGCGGGGCACAAGGTGCAGGCTGTCGCTGCCCATTGTTACGCCGCCCCAGAACATACGCCTTTTATCAAGCGGCCACTTGCTCCAATCGTCCGGCACCGGGCGCTCCATAAATTCACGCACGATACCCTCACGGCTGGATGCCTCTCTGTGTTCCTCTTGCTTTTCCTTGGCAGCATCCTCAATGGCTCCGGATAAGTAAAGAGGCTCGCCGGCCTGCCAGCGTACGTACGCCTCGGCCCACAGCTGATCTATTTCTGGATCGAGGTCACGCCATACGTTTTTGGTGTGTCTCTGTTCGCCGGTGTCTATCGGCCAAAAGCGGCGGTTGCCGGTGGTGTCCTGCAAGTATTCAGCGGTGTTGGTAGTACCGAAAAAGATGCAAGTGCGGGGCAGTTCCTTAACATTACGCCCATACGCCGCACGGAAACGATCCGCACGGAGGCTCAAAAACTGCTTAATGCGGCTTACATCGGTACGCCGGAAAGCATCAAGCTCCGATACCTCCACGAGCCAAACGCCCTGGAGCAGTTCGCTTGCCTCTTTGCCCTCAAAGGTGCGTATGCTATCATTAAACCAGCCACGGCTCATTTTATCTAACAGCGTGCTTTTACCGATACCCTGCGGACCGGCCAAAATAACCATATTGTCATACTTGCAGCCGGGTGTCATAGCACGGGCAACGGCGGCAGTAAAGGCCTTGCGGGTTACGGCTCTGTTGTATGCCGTATCTTTTGCACCGAGGTAATCAATAAAAAGGCAATCGAGGCGGGGCACGCCATCCCACTTGCCCTGCAAGCCCTTGAGGTAGTCCTTTACATCGTTAAAGGCGTGGGCGTTGGAATGGAGGGAAAGAGCCCCATCCACTTTGCCGTTGCCGGAAATCTTATACACACGCTCAAGGTACCAGTAAAGCCCTTGATTATCGTTATCATCCCACAAGCGGCGTTTTTCCCGCTTATCCCACGGCAGGGAGCCGAGCACCTCACCACGGCCGGCAAATTCGTTAAGCGCAAACTTGCCTTTAAGCAGGGGATCGTGCTCCAGGATAATACGCACATTGTCAATGGTGGCTTTAACAGCGCCCGTCTGGGTATTCTTTTCAAGCAGCGCCATCCAATTTTCCGGCTCCTCGCTCTCGTCAGCGGTGATGCCATCAAAGTCCTTAACGGCGCTTTCGTACCGTTCCTTGCTTATAAGTGCACTAACATCCGAAAGCCCGCAGGCATACTCACACATAGCAAGGTAGGAGGGCAGGCGGTTGGTGGGCGAGCCTGCGGCTGCGGTATCGTCTTTATCGCCATATTTGTGCAGGCGCACAAGGTCAAAGGCGTTTACAAGGCGACCGCCGCAGGGGTCTGTTGCGTGGTGGCTGTATAAAAATTTGCCGTCATCGTAAAGCACGGCACCACCCGTGGTAGAGCCTCCGAGGTATGTATATCTGCCGGGCACATTGTCAACCGGCTCATAAATACCGGGGAGCAGCTCGTCCATTGCACGCTGTATGTCATAGGTGCGGCAAAACGCGCCCACAACGCCGTTTTTACCGTCCGGATCGCCTTGCTTTACTGCCAGCTTGGTAAACTGTGCTTGCCCGGGCAGGGCGGGCCACTGTGTCATATCGTGCCAATCGGTGTACTGCGCAAGCAGGCCATTGGCAGATAAGAAAGGTTTATCACCCACAACATACACATACTCACTATCACGGCAGCAGCTCGGCCAATACATAAGGCGGCTGGGCTCAAAGGTTGTGGGGTCAGCATATTCAAGGCCTATATATTCAGCCGCTTTACGGGCTATGGGCTCGTATTCGTCAGCCGTTACCGTTCTGTCAAGCGGAAAGAGCACACGCAGGCGAGGGGCAGCAGGCTGGTGCTTTCGGGTGCTGTAAACACAGTACCCACAGCCCAAACCCTCCACGATGCGGAGCACATTGTCTTTATGCCCTGCGGGTATGTTGTCAAGGTCAAGGGTGATAATATCACGCCCGGCCACATTGTTGGCCTTGCGGCGCGGTCCGTTAAGGGTACCGCCGACAAAACCGCCAATATCCTTGAGATCGTCCTGCTGTGCTTTTTTAAGGTTTAGGTATTCTGCAAGGGTTTCGGTGCCCCTTGCGGGCACTTTTAACTTTTGCCATAATTCCGATACCATAAGCGTTTGCGTGGTCCATACGGTTGCACGCCTGCTTGCACCGGAGGCTATGGCAATTTTACGATCATATTGCATAGCGGTTACTCCTTACCGCCCGCACCCACGGCGGGATCGTTGTAATAAGGGTTTTTGCTGTTGCCCATTTCGGGCACCTCCTTTGAACACAGAGGGCAAACCTAGATGCCCTCCGGAATAATCTCGCCGCAAGCGGCGCATTTATCTGCATCAGCCATCGTTATTTACCTCCTCCGGAAAATGATATTTTGTTACTGCAATAGGAAAATCCCCATGCTGTCAACACTTCGAGCGCTTCACATAGGCACGGGAACGTACTCCAGAGAAACAGAGTGCAGTCCTTAGCTGCCAGATTACCAACCGGAAGCGCCTTGATGTCTTCAATGCACATCGTCGGATAATGGCTTTCAGCGGAACGCCCCTGTCCTTTCTTTGAGTAGGTGCGGTATTTCCACGGCGGATCTGCGTATATAACGCTGTATTTTCTATTTGGAAAAGGTATCATTCTTTTACCTCCTCAACATAACACCAGCTCTGCGGCGGTCGTTCAATTTTTACAGGCTCATAACCGAATTTCGTTTCCCGTAGCCTTGTAAAATCACTCAGCTCTTTCGGCTCGTCATATATTTTTAGGTCGGATATATGCCAGCCGTAAAGCGGTTTGCCGTTTGCATATTTTTGAAGTTCAGACACCGAGACACGAGAGCCTTCGCAAGCGTATGACATATTTACATAAATATAATCACATATAAACTCTCCGATGACTTTGCCGCTTAAAGTAATATTTCCGTTGCGTTCGAGTGCCTTTTGATGGTCTTTGCTTGTCGCAACATATATTCTGCTGTTATAATGCGATTTTGTAAGTAATTCTGACTTAGTGCAGTAAATATAGCACTTGAACGGTGTATTAAGTTTAGGCTTTGTCTTTCTGACTTCTACCGTCTTTTTGCCGCTCGCAATAAGCTCGCAGTATTTAGGCTGTACACTAATTAAAACTTCTTTCATATTGTCATACCTCTTCCTTGAATTTACGATATATTTCTGAGCATTTTGGACATAGGTGCTCTCTGCCTAATTGAGTCCAGTCTCTTGGCAAAGTTTTAAAACAAAATCCAAAGCCAAACTCCGCTTCTTCACGAGCTATAACACCACAATGGTCACATATATAAATGGTTTCACGTTTCTTCATTTGTTTTCTTCCTCAAAGTCTATTCTTTCACTTTTTCTTCAAACTCGTCTATCTCTGCGGACTGAATCCGCACAATCGTCTCTTTTTTTTGTAAACTAACAAATTTCAATTAACTAATCGTTTGTGAGTTCTTCGTAAAGTCTTTCTAATTCAGTCCATTCTTTATCGGTTGTGCCAAATACCTCAAAATATTCACACTGATAGCATATATCTACTTTAAAATGTTCACCTGAAAAAATATTTATAGTTAAGTCCCCACACCAATTGCGAGTGTTGAATATTCCCAAACTGGCTTGTGGATATAGATTTTTGATAATCTGTTTTACTTTCTTAAACTCTTCTATTCTGTTCATTTCCGTCACTCCTATCACCATGTTACCTCCCATATACTGCATAGCTGAGCCTCCTAATCTTTCTTAAAGAATTTACCGACCCAACCATCAGCGCCAAGGGGCAAGCCCGGAGCCCACGGAACAGGGCGGCTCATTATTTCAACCGTTTTTGCAAGCATTGCATCGTTGTCTGCAAATGGTCTTATATCAATTACCACCTCATCGTGTATGTGGAATATAACCGGCAGCCCTGCTGCCTCCAGGTGTTCAATAGCCTGCGCCAGACAATCACGGGCGATGGCTTGCACACAATTCTCCACGAGCTTGCCGCCGTAGGTTTCGATGCGCTTCCATTTCTTTGTGGTCTGGTCCATACCCATATACGATATTGAGGGGTTGCCCCATTGGTTTACGCCTATTTGCGGGGCATTGTAAAACAGTTTTCTGCCACTCGGCAGTGTTATAGTCATATAGTCGGTGCCTTGTGTTGCATCCCATTCGTGGGCAAGTATAAGGCTGCTTACGCCCACGCTGCCGCCTTGAGTGATGACCTGCACAGCGGCGGCATCCACCTTGTACCACAGGTCCCTTATGTGTTTGTTGGCATCACGCCAACGGCTCACAATATCGGGCAGATCCTCCTCTGGTATGCCCATATCAAGTGCACCCATATTGATAAGTGCGCCGGTGCTGCCTTGATAGCCAAGGGCAAGCTCTGCGACCTTACCTTTTTGACGGAGGGCGTATTCGGGGTTGCCCTTTTTTATAAGGTCAATGGGCACGCCGAACATCTGCGAGGCTGATGCCTCGTATATTTTGCCGTGGGTGCGGAAAACCTCAAGCCTCCACTCCTCACCGGCAAGCCAAGAAATAACACGGGCCTCAATGGCCGAAAAGTCGGCATCAATCAGCACATTACCGGGTGCGGCAATAAACGCGGTGCGTATCAGCTGTGAGAGCGTGTCCGGCACGCTACCATAAATGATTTTTAAGGCATCCAATTTACGCCCTTTTACGAGGTCACGGGCAAGCTCCAACGGCTCTGTATAGGTACGGGGCAGGTTTTGCACCTGCACCAAACGCCCTGCCCAGCGGCCCGTGCGGTTGGCTCCGTAAAACTGTAAGAGTCCACGCACACGCCCATCCTGGCACACAGCCTGCTCAATGGCATCGTATTTTTTGGTACTTGTTTTACCGAGTTCCTGCCGGATCTCAAGCATACGCTGTACTTCCGGGCTGTTATCATCACGGGCGAGCATTTTGGCAACGGTGTCCTTGCGCAGGTCTGTTATTTCTTTGTCAGTTTCTTTTTCCAACCAAGCTGAAAGTTGGGCTACGCTGTTGGGGTTGCTTAACCCGGATATTTTCACAGCCTCGGTTGTAAGGGCGTTGCGGACCGTTGCCCCAAGCTCAAGGGCGCCCTCAACCATCCCCATATCAACAGCGACGCCTCGGCTGTTAATAATAAGATCCGTTTCCCATTCCTTTTGCACAAAATCGGGGATCTCGATAGCAGATAATCTGCGTTCAATTTCCATTTCGGTCACAACATCCTGGCGGTTGTACTCTTTGAATAGCTCCCAACGCTCCGGTGCGTGGCGCGGGTAGTTCCGTGTTCTGCCGCCATTTGCCTTTGTCGGGGCACACGGTACACAGAAATAGCGTATAAGGGCTTTGCCAGTATTCAGCTTGCGTTTATCCTCCGGCAAGCCCAACGCTCTGCCTGTGGCATCCAAGCCTGCCGTATAGCCTGCATACAAGCCGTGGAACATTGTGCAACGCCACTGTGCCGGTGGCAGCTGCCTGCCCATATACCGGGACAGGCAGCCCCACTCAAAGGGCGCGTTGTATGCGTGTTTTAAGCACTGCGGATCAAGCAACGCCTCGGCAACCCACTTGGGGAGCGTTTCGCCTTGGGCAAAATCACAGCACACCGGCTCCGCACCGTTAAGGGAGTAGGCAAAGAGGAGGACCTCAAAGTCGGGGCTTTGTATGTACTTTTGGGCACCGGCTTTTTGTATCGGCACACTTGAAAATGTTTCAAGGTCAATACTTAAATGATCCATACTCTTTTACCTCCTTTTTGTAAATTTTCGGTGTGATATTACCAGGGCTGCCCAGTAATAGGGTTTACTGCCGGACGGCTCTGCGGCTGTGCAGGTGCCGCCTGTTGGGGTGTAGTGGGCTGCGCCTGCGGATAAACGGGAGTGGTGGTCGTCTGTGCTGCAAAGCTCTGACCGAGACCCTCAAAGTCGCTGGCTGCGGATGCGCCACCGGCAAGAGCCTCGCCGTCACGGGTTTTAAGTACATTACCAAGGCCACAGCCTACACCCTTGCTGCCCGCCGTGTCGTAGGCAAAAAAGTTAATAGTTACACGGGCAAACATACCGCTGTAGATGTCCGAGGGGGCGAGCTCACAATCAAGATTGTCGATACCGACAACTTGAGGCTTGTTCTTGGTGCTGGCGGTCAATACCCAATGCCCTTTGCACTCATCACCAAATGGCAAGCCGGACGGACGGAGCCCGTCACCGTCGTGCACAATCTGCTTGGGCGTGGGGTGTGCACCGCCCCATTTCTTGCTTACGCCGTCATCATACGCCGCCTTAATAGAGGCGTTAATGTTGGCAATGGTTGCAGCGTCGGTTTTGGGGATAAGCAGCGTAACACTGTACTTGGGCTCACCACCCTGCTGGGGTGCTCTGGGGGTAGTAAGGTTGGCGTAGGAAAGTCTTACTTCGCCGGTTAATACTTTGGTTGCAATGTTCTGATACATAATTCTTGAACTCCTTTATTACATTAAATTTCATTTGGCGCCTTGTTTGTTTCCATAAACTGCTTGAGCCCTACCTCTACCAAGACGAGGTACTCAAGCACCTGCTTGAGGGTTTCGGTGTCGCTTGCTTTAATAGTGGCAGAATCACCGACAAACGCATCTATAATTTTTTGTGTAGCTTTGTTAACCTTTTTGCCCTGCTGAACGATACGCACGCCGAGCTTTGCTTCCTCCGGTGCGTCGCTTTTAAGCATTGCTTCGATTAACATATCTGACAGCATATCGCAGGCCTGGCTGCGGGCTCTCATTTCCTCAAGTCCACGGGGGGTACTTTCGTTAAACATTGTTGTTTGCCTCCTTATAATCATTAAAAATGTGTTTTGGCTTTAAGCATTTATCCCGGCAAAGTCTGCGGCGGCAGGGTTGTAAGCCTCCCGTTTATCCGTAAGCAAGGCAAGGGTGGGTTTTCCAACGGGCTTTACCACAAAGCTGCCGAGCTTGTCCGCAAATTCGGTTTTGCCCATAAGTTTCTCAAGCTCTGTAAGTGTTTTGGGCTTGCGGTCATACAAGAGCGCCTCATCATACCCGGCGGCCATAGCGGCGTTAAAGGCTGCATCTGTGTCCGTAAAGGTGCGATTGCTCCTACCTGCAACGGCTTTCCAGCCGGGAATTGTACCACCTTTGAGAATAGTGCCGAGGGCATATTCCTCAAGATCTTTGTACCACTTGACAAGTTCCTTGCCCCTTACAAGCAGATCACCAATTTCGGCATCGGAGAGAAGTCCTGTAGGAATGCCGTCCTGACCGTCCACCTCAGCTTGTTCAAGCTGCTCCGGGGTAGCTTTTGTAAGCGGTACACAGTCCTTAAATTCCTCAAGTGCGGTGTTTTGGTCTGCACGGGCTCTGCATTTCGCCTTGCCACGGCAAAAGCGGCAATGCTCACCGGGGCAAAACTCCCCAAGCCCCATATAAGCCTTTGCGGCAATAGGTTTAATGCTTTCACCCCAAGCAAGCAGCTCCTCAACCGTTATGGTTTCGCTACTTGGCTCCGTCTGGATGATGCGGGGCTGGTCTATTGTCATACAAACTTTTTTGATACTGCCGCCATAAACGGGCTTGTACCGTTTCAGAGCACCAAGGGCATACAACCGCATTTGCGGGTTGTTTTCGGCCGATACGGGTACGCCCTTACCGTGCTTATAGTCGGTGATGTTCAAGGTATCACCGCCGATCATAATGCAATCGCAGGTGCCAAAACCCTCTGGCACATATTCGGCAAAATCAACCTGAACCTCGGCGGCCACATTCGGCTTTGCGTTATACTGCATAGCCCTTTCGGTAAGGTGCTCCAGGTACAGATCCGAGGTCTTGTCCATCTCGGGATTATATCGGGGGTCTTTTTTCAGCTTGTTTAATCTTGTAGTAAACGTACGGGGTTTGATTTGTGTGGTGAAGTGTTTAATAACTTTCAGTTCACAAATAGCGTGAGCCAGACGGCCCTCCTCCGCATATTCCGATGTAGTTTCTGGAAATTGCTCCTCAAAGCGAGGGGCTGCGGTGCAATGCAGCCAACGGGCTGCGGAGGATGCCGACAGCAGAGCGTGTTTTTCCGGTGTTGGCATTGTTATCCCTCCTTAAATCGCTGCGCCCAGGGCTCTTAATTCGTTTGCAACGGCTCCGTAGCTTTCGGGTGCAAGTTCTGTAAGACTTGCCACACCAAACTTGCCGAGCAGCCCCATAAGCTGATCCATCTTTCCGGCATCAATAAGTGCCGAGCCTGCGGTTGCAATCATATCAAGCGTGTACTGCGGTGCAGAGGTCGGAACAGCGGGCGCCGGTGTCACATTAGCCGCAGGTGTTACGGTGGGGGCAATCGGGGTTGCCGTCTGGGCAGGTGTCGCACTCAAAGGTGCGCCAGGTGCCGGTGCGGGTGTCGCTACCGGTGCAGCGGTAAGCTTTTTCATCGCTGCAAAAGCAGGCGTTGCAGGCTGTGCAATTGGTGCTGATGCAGCCGATGCATCTGCTTTTGCAGCGAGTTTTAAGTTCTCGCCGTTAAGTGCAGCGGTAAGATTTTTCATCGCTGCAATAAGTTCTTCTGTTGCCGATAGTTGGATTTTCATTTCTAACATTGGTGTTAGCCTCCTTGGTTATTTAAGAATTTTTTTCAAAATCGTTGCCTATTTTCTTGTTACTCATTTACTTGCTTTTTTAGGGAGAAGCTTTTCATAACATCTCTTATGAATAAATACAGGTGCATAGTATCGGCGTTTGGTAAAAGGTTATAATTCGTTTCCGATAGGTTCTCCGCATTCGACGCATTTAGCTTCTCTTATAGATTTAGTAGTCATCTTCGTCAACTCCTATAAGGCTCGCCTGACGGCGCAATTTCAGATTCTCGGACGAGAAAAGACAAACCGGGGCGACTCCATAAGCAGCGTGGGCAAAGCTGCAAGCGAGGTGGCCTGATGGAATGATCACACGAACGTCTTCACTGAAGCCGCTGTAGAGGGGGCTGCCCCATGGAGTAAGCGTCCACATCCATCCGCTATAGTGTGGTATAAGGTCTCTGCATTTTCTGTATTGATCACAAGACAGTATTGTTACATAGTCCTTACAAGTGCCGTACTTTCTGTCGCCATTGTCTGCAATCAGATCTGATGTCTGCATTATAAGATGGTTCCTGTTGAGTTTATTGAGGAACTCATCATTCAACACTCTGCGTAAGGACGACTCTTTCCAGTTGTTGTGATTATCGACATCGAACGGAAGTTCCTGCCACACCTGTGCTGTGATTGCAAGGTAATTCTCGTCGATAATATCAAGGCAGATAAATTCAATCCCGTTATAAATGAAGTGCTCACCCGGATTAAGGGTTTCGTTGCTAAATTTAGACAT